AAGGTGACAGCAGAGAAACACAGGATGCTATTGAAACAGTGTTTGGCATGAGCCATGACATGTTCAAACACATCTTGGCCTTGAACACCTACACAGAACCGTTCTTGAGTTTAAAAGCCAATGACCAGCGCACCATAATTGAGCAGTTGTTGGGCATCACCATGCTGAGTGAACGTGCTGACCGCATCAAAGAACTCAACCGTGGTACCAAGGATGCTATCACACAAGAAGAATTCCGCATACGTGCTGTGCAAGAAGCCAACAAGCGCATTGAAGAACAAGTAGAATCTCTCAAACGTAGACAAAATTTATGGCTGAGTAAGAAACAAGACGATCTAACAAAACTGTTGAATCAGTGGAACGAATTACAAAAGTTAGATATTGACATTGAAATTCAAGCACACCAAGATCACCGAGAGTGGGATCAAAAGCGCAAGGACATCAACGAGTTGGCCACTCAAATCTCACGAACAAAACTGGATGTGGGTCGAGAAGAAAAAATAATTGTTAAACTATCAAAAGAAATTGAAACTCTTGCCAATCATGAATGCCACACCTGTGGTCAAGCCTTTCATGATAGCAAGCACGAGCAAGTGTTGGCCAGCAAACAAAGTGATCTAGTCTCTGCACGGGACAGTCTTGCAGAGTTTGGCACACTGTTGTCGGAACTACAAACTACACATGACAGTTTGGGCACGTTGGGCAAACCACCCAAACTGTTTTATGATCAAGAATCCAATGCTATACAACATCAGGCCACTGTGGCCAATCTGGAACAGCAGATTGCTGCCAAGCAGACTGAAACTGATCCGTATGCAGAACAAATTGAAGAAATGACTAACCAGGCATTGCAAGTTGTAAGTTATGATCACTTGAATGATCTCACTAGAATACAAGATCATCAAGAGTTTTTGTTAAAACTACTCACAAGCAAAGACAGTTTTGTTCGCAAAAAGATTATTGATCAAAACTTGAGTTACTTGAATGCCAGACTCACCTGGTACTTGGATCGTATTGGACTGCCACACACTGTGAAGTTTCAAAACGACTTGAGTGTGAGCATTGAAGAACTGGGCCGTGAACTAGACTTTGACAACTTGAGTCGTGGTGAACGCAATCGATTGATACTCAGCATGAGCTGGGCATTCCGTGATGTGTGGGAGAGTCTATACCGCCCCATCAACATACTATTCATTGACGAAATGATTGATTCGGGCCTGGACACACAAGGCGTAGAAAATGCCTTGGCCTTGCTGAAGAAGATGACACGTGAACGCCACAAGAGTATTTGGCTGGTGAGTCACAGAGATGAGCTGGCCGGGCGTGTGGAAAACATTTTAAAAGTTGTCAAAGAAAACGGATTTACCAGTTACAATACAGACATTGACCTAGCATAAAATTTTATATAATCACCATCAAAGGCATAACTATAGCACGAAAGGCATTTCCACCCCAAGCACATGACATGGTTTTATCAAGACACCCCAGTTGAGACTTTACCCGAAGAATGTGTGGGATTTGTTTATCTAATCACAAATAATCTATCTGGACGCAAGTACATAGGCAAAAAATTAGCAAAATTTAGTAAAACAACGTACAAGACAGTAAAACAAAAGAACGGCATCAAGAAGAAGAAAAAGATACGCACCAAGGTCGACTCAGACTGGCGTGAGTACTATGGGTCAAGCCCAGAATTGACTTCGGACGTAAACAAATTAGGCACCGAAAACTTCTCCAGAGAAATACTCTATTATTGCAAAAGCAAGTCTGAATGTAGTTACATTGAGGCTCGCGAGCAGTTTGCAAGGCGAGTATTGGAATCAACAGATTATTACAACGGCCATATACAAGTACGTGTACATGGCTCACACATCAAAGACAAAATTTAATCACGACTCTGTGTTGGGTGTTTGGCCCAACCCCATTGAGGAACGGTGCAATACCCGGTCCAGACTTGGGCGTCAAAGAACAGCTACTAACTTAAGGCAGCAAACGATTGGGGCGATGAGAAAAAGCAACCCCAGCTTATAGGACTTGGATCTATTTCGGGTCACTAGGGTTCCGTTGACATGTGAAGCTAGAGTAGGGGGTACCGGTCAACCGCCTCCGTGTTGGAAACAACAATCTCTTTAGAATAGATGACTGCGGTCACTCAGATGATGCATTCAATTCACCGTGCATACGGTGAATTATGACCACAGTATCTAGATGATACTTAGAAGACAATCAGTTGATGAACGAAGTGAAATCAACAGATGTACGAAGTACATCTTTAATCGTTGAGATTAGTATCTGGCCAATCTCTAAACAATGCATGTTGAATGTTACCACTGACAAACTGATTGAATGATTTGTGTTTGGCTTCAAGATCACCTTTGAGTGGAGCAACACGTTTAAATGCTGAATCCATTTGACCCATGTCCCGGAACTCCATGATGATCATCCACTCAGGCATGTCGGCAATGCTACGGAATCCCATTTTGCAACGTGTGATTCTGTAAGTTTCCATTCTGCCCTCTTCGACCAAGTGATCAAAGAAACTTTTCATTCCCGTGACCCAGTCCGTGTCCGAGATGTCTCCTTCTTTGTCTGCCCAAATTGTGTATAAATCCATGTCAACCTCTCTGTGGAAAATAATCTTGCTGAACACCTTCGCGGTGTAAATCACTAGTTACGCAATGTATGCCACCGTCCCAAAAATACCTGTGTCTAAATGGTACTATGTGTGGAGTGATGCCATAACGAGCCAATGCATCAAATACTGTTTTGTTGTAGTTGAATACCAAGACGTTTTTTGGATCAACAATCAGCATGTTGACGTCAAACACAGTTTCTTCAACATATCCAGTCCAATGTGCTAGCCATGTTTCCACAGTGTTGACCACATCATCGTCGTGTTCAAATCCTGGAATCCACCAACGTCCTGCATTTTTTTCTTTGAGTTTTAAAAACGGTGATACTGCGTCCCAACTCTGTCCGGGCAAGTACACAACTTCCCAGTCTGGGAATGTTTTGGCATAGGTTGGAACATCAGTCAAACTTATGATCAAGCCTGGTGCTACTGGACAAAAGGTACCATCACTGTGTCCACCAGTGTTGACTGTGTGGTTTCTTGTTTGTGTGAATTCGGTATTGGCCCAGAGCTGATAGTGAGATTGGTCTTGACCATATTGTTCTGTGCCAAAGTACAAGTCCCGTCCCAGTCTAGTGACCATGGCACCGTTGAGATTTCGTCCAGGGCATGACTTGACGGTGTTGCCCTGTTGCTGTACATGACTAAAAATTTCTTCGTATTCTGAATACCGATAAGCTGGCAAGTGGTGTACGTCATTGCACTCGTGTTGTATGTGTTGTGGTAGTGTCAAAAACTCCTGATAACTGTCACACTCGGGCCAAGCTGGATCTTTTACATTGTTGTAAAACTCAACAAAATCAAATTGATCAGCATAAAACGTTTGTCCAATCATGATGTTGTGATCTCGTGGAGTCATTGGTGGGGGTATGAATTGTCCTTGTACAAAGTTCTGCTTGGGCAAATTGGGTCGTAGTACTTCAACACCAAACTCCTGCAGTTTGTTTGTAATGTGCTGATAGTCTTGTTCAGTTTCAATAGCAATGCGTTCAAACAACTCTCGCACATGCGGCACAGTGATCCATGAATAAAATTCAGGAGGATAACTACGTCCTACTACACAGACTTTTAACGGATCCCAGTGTTGGTGTACTGAATACATGTCATTCCAAGGGACCTAGTATTTCAAATCCGTCTATTTCACTCTTGTACAAGTGTGCTTGTTCAAGGTACAGGTACCGGAATCCTCGTGATTTGTATATGGCACACTCTGTTTTCATTGTTTCTATGCCCATGCGTAGTCGTGGGTCATGATAAGTCCAAGCAAACTGGTCGCACAAGGCATTGTGTTCGTCATAACGTCGGATCAAAGAGAATGCTACTAATTTTGCCCGGTCATAGTATCCAATAACGTCTGTCATGGGATCTGTGTAGCGACTGTCAAATATGGGCATGACGCTGGCAAAGCGTTTGTAGGTGCAGTAGTCGCGATAGATAGCGTTGAGTGCAGGAATGTCTGGATGGGTCATGTACATCCATTCCACGTTGATTTGATAATCAGTCCGGCTCAAATCTATTCTTGCAAATTGATAACTGCTCATCTTGGGTCCACTCTGTGATTAAACAACCCAGTTAGGTATGGTTCTGGCCAGGTGTGATAAAAGCCTTTTGAGCCCATTTGTTTGGCGGCTGTGTTTAACTTTGAAAGACTTTGTACCAGCACCAGCGCATACTGGCCTTGATTCATTATCACACCGTTGACATCTTCCACATCCTCAGGATGATCTTCCAAGGCCAGCATGTCACGTGCCAGCAAAAATTCTGAATTTGCTTCTTCTATAGCACTGTGAAAACGCGGATATGGCCAGTCCTCAGGATCATAAGCATATACAATAACTTCGTATTGGCCCATGCCCCATAGTGCGCGATTGCGTAGATCAAAATAGGGATCAGCACCAGTCAACACTTGTATGGTCTGGTTCAGTCGTGCAGACCTTGCAAACGGACATGGTGCCCAACCACCCAAGGCAGGATGTGGCACCTCAACAAAGCGTTCGCTCCAGGCCAAGATATCAGCGGCAACAGTTTCTTGATTTAGAACCATGGTAAATTGGTTTTCTTTGTGGTTTCAATATTTTCTTTGGCCAATGCATTGATCAGCTCACGTTCAACATGACTCATGTTCATGACTTGATCATACGTGACACCTCCGCGCATGTACCATGTTAGTCGCAAACTCTGTTCTCGAATTTGACTAGCCTCCTTGTCTAATCGTTCAAGATACTTTCCTATCTGTTCAGGAGACGAGATCAGGAGGCGGGTTCGAAAAAATTAGTCATGTCCAGATTCAAGGCTTGGTCGTATTCGTGACTGCATGAGCGACAATTGAGATGCACTGGTTGTAAGTCGCTGTCTTTGCGCAGTTCAATAATTTGATCTCGTATGGCATTGAACATGAGTCGATCACAGTTGTTTAAAAATTCTGTGATCATGACCTGATCATCCACAAACATGTCAGGAGTTTTGATACCTGCAATACTGGCAGCCAAAACTTCTATTGTGAGTTTTGTAATTTCGCTCATGGCAGCATTTATTCTAGCAAGTTTTTCTTCCTCACTCAAATCAGATCGTGTGATGCTGTTCAGCAGTTGTTGTTGCTCAAACTGCTTTTGACTGTGATGATTCTGCATCTCATAGCTGAGTGGGGCAAAAACAATCTGCAGGTCTCCATGATCCATTGGGTCGTTGTAATTGGGAGTTTTGATCTTGTCCAGCACTGTTCGCAAATCCAAAGAATATTCTTCTGCCTCGTTACAAGCAGGACAAGTGGATTCAATCTCAAGTTCATGACCGTGGCTGGCAATTCTAATGGCAATCAACACTGTGTTGATGTCAATGTTGGGCATGTGCCAGGCATTTTTGATTGCTGGTACACAGCTCTGTACCACATTGATCACGGCTTGTCCGTTGAACAGCGCATCAGGCGTGCGGTATGTGATTTCATCTATGGCAGTCATGGGATACACTGGAATTTCACGATTGTGTGGTATATCTATGCTGCCAGCTGGCCAATTAGCACCGTCACTGGGCAATTTAATGTAGATGGCTGGTTGTCTAAAAAACTGGCGTAGTGGGTTGTTAGATTGGGTCATTTTGATACCTATAAATATAGTTCTACTTATAGGTACTTTTGCATGGCCACACAAGAAGATGAATATGCCAAACTGTTGGCACAAGCCAATTACGAATTAGCTGTTTATGGCCGAATCACGGAAGAAACTCAAGAGTCACTTGATGATTATTCCAGTGGCGTAAAAGGACTGAGCAAGGCCACAAAACAAGCATATCAAGGCGTCAAACAACTGGGTGCTGCCGTGGGCAAGACAGCCACAGCCATGTACGAAGGCAAACAAGGTGCATCAGCCTACAACGGTGCCTTGGACAGCATGGGCGATGCAGCTGATTCAGCCAGCAAGGCCTTGTTTGCACTGGGCGGCCCGTTTGGCTTGATAGCTGGTGCTATTGCATTTTTGATTGGCAAGGCCATCAAAGCCACCAAGGTGGTAAACGAACAACTTGACAACAACTACAACGCCTACAAAGAACTCAGTAAATCTGGCGCTGCTGCTGGTGGTGGCATGGAAGATGCATTTGCAGGCATGCAAAAATTGCGCATGAATGTGCAAGACTTTAAAAAGTACGGTGATCTCATTGCAAAAAATGCCAAAGAACTTGCAGTGTTTGGCGGCACTGTTTCTGAAGGGCGCAAAAAATTTGAAGATACCAGTCTGGCTTTGCAGCCGTATCGACTGACTCTGTTGAAATTGGGCGAAGCAACTGATCGGCAGGCTGACGGGTTGGCAGCTTTTATTGCATCCGAAACACGCATGGGTCGTGCTCAAAACAAGAGAGACGTTGACCTGGCAGCATCATACGAGGCCTATGTAAAAGAACAAGATTTGTTGACCAAGATAACTGGTGTGGAACGTGCAGATCGAGAAGCTGCTCGTGCTGATGCACTAAAAGAACAAATGTATGCATCCTCGTTGCGTCGACTTCAATTGAATGGCCAAGAGGACACAGCAAAAAGATTTGAAAAAGTAAATGAAATCCTAAAAGGAAATCCAGAACTGCAATCGGCCTATAGGGCCAGCATAAGTGGCAATTTGCGCAATGCAGATGCATTAAAATTGTTCAATTCCAGTCAGGGCAAAAGTGCGGAATTGAACGATAAATTGTCTAGAGGTTTGATAACGCCAACAGAATATGTAACACAATTGAAT